TTTGACGCAGTCGTAGAAACAGAACTTGGGCTGTTTGTGGGGCGCACTTCTACCCCCGACTGCTTGACAAACTCCCTGAGCTGCTGACTCATATCTACTATTGGGTATTATTTTTTTAATAATTATCTGTAAATTCAAGGGATTCTTCAACCACATCTAAGCCGTAAATGACTGGTTGCTTGGGATAACTTCTACCCTTATAGTTAACTACCTCTTCCCTGACATCAATGTCACGAGAGCTGAATGGTCCAGCGTAGAAATCTGGATTGAACTTGGGCTTACCCAGGTTATTTGCTTGACAATGCTGATTGAACACCTGGATGAATAATTTTTGGGGCACAAAGAGTTCCTTTCCAAATACAATATTTGTGCTTTCCAGGAAGTTGTGGAGTGTACTCGCAACCATAGCCACTTGCTTCTGAATCTTCTTGAAGTATTCTGGAACCACATTCCATATATCTTTGTTCCTGTATTTGTTTGAATAATCAAGATAGGCCTTCACACACTTGAGAAGGATAATCGGTAGTTCGCGATTCAGTTTTTCGTCAAGTTGTGGATCTGCCTCTCTCACCTGTTTTGAAAAGTTCCACGCCAAAATACGACGGAGAACGGAGCCAGAGTTATCCTTCCAATTTGGAACCTCATTCCCCCCGAGGACACCTGGAACGTTCCACTCAATTGAAACCGCCGTCTTATTCTTCACAGCCACTGACACATCTTCACCCGAAACCATTGACTGAAACTCGGCTTGTTCAAGGGCGAGATCACCCTTTACCTCTGGTGCAATAAACATAAATGAGTCCTTAATAGCCGAAAGTCCGAACTTCTTTTCAATATTGTTTGAAAGGGTGCCGACATCTTCATTCTCATAGAACTTTTTGAATACCTTTGTAATCAGGGTACTCTTACCGGAACGCGCGATCCCCTTGAAAAAGGGGATCACCTGCCAACCGTCAAGCTCCCCCACATCGTAACATAGACGACCACCCATTACATACGCCCAGTTACACACCTCCTGGTCAAATTTCTGGTATCGGAGAACCGAATCAAACCAGGGTGTTGGAATATCTTGCCATTTTTCAATGTGTGAGAAGTCATCAAATTGTTGGTCAAAGTACTTACACGCAATGATCGTCGGGTCAAGGCATCTAAATTCCTGACTTTCATAGGGGTAGAAGCAACAATCGTATACACCCCTGTCTGGAATCCATTCTTTACCGACAAAAACACCGTTTTTGAATGACCACACATGACGTCTCTTTGTAATCTCGGGAAATTGTGCATCGACACACTTCGTCATATTATCAATTACGTCACGAAATACAGAGCCCCGACTCGTAAAATTTTTCCATGTGATAAAATCATCATCCTTCTGCGCGAGAGAGTATACAAACTGTTCAATAGTAAATTTTGGTTGCCAGGCCCGTGTCCGGTGACCTTCAACTGTCCTAATTTCTTCGCAGCACTGACCTTTGTATCGACGGTAACCAGCTTTGTATGTTTGGTCGAGGGAATATAGAAGACACTTTTGAAATGGTGTAGCCTTTTCAATCTCTTCTTCGTCCATTGTTGATGGGTCGCCATTTGACGTAAACTGCGGCTGGGCTGTTGGGTTATCAACTCGCTCGAATGATGTGTAGTGCCTCCGAATGTTTTCATACCCATCACTTAATTGTTTGAGAATATTGTTAATACGTTTAACCATAGTAATTCCGTCGTCGTTTAACTCTTTTTTGTGAATTTTTAAATCGCGTATATGGTTTTTTAAATTAATAAGATACGTACGTTGTCTATCACGGTTACCCTTGATGGCCAGAACATCAATCCGATGTGGGATGGGATTCCCATGATCATCAAAATTATCAGAATGAATAAATTGGCGATATCCCAGCTCGCGCGCGTTTCTAAAGTCGTTAGTTTTCAGAGACCACGCCTCTTCGAACCTATCAACGGTTGTATACACATGCTCTTCTTTCATTGACTGGATGTGTTCTTTCTGAAGCTGTGTCAAGGCCTCATATTTGTCGGGTTCCTTATCAATGAAATGCGTGTGTTCCATTCCTATATTTAATGAATAATGATTTTTGTTTCTAAGCTTATTTTGAGGGTTGCATTTTAGAAAGCATTTTAATTAGGATTTTATTTTGAGTTTCCAATTGGTAACAAAGATTAACTAGGGCCGAGCATACAGTGTCCCCATCGGGGGTCGCGAGGAGAGAAGACATCAAGGACACGACGTTAATATCATCGTCGCCAAAATCCAAATCTTCATCGTCGCCAAAATCCAAATCTTCTCCTTGAACTTCCTCTCCATCTTCGTCCACTGATACAATTTCACCTTCCTCGATTTCTTCAACTGACTCTTCATCCTCAGGACGTGATGACATTTTACATTCGTCTGAGAAAAGATCGTGATCAAAATTTCGCACCTGGTTGCGATTTCGCCCAAAATTATTTTCTCTGCTTATAGTACAAAAACTTTCACAATGGCTGGTGGCCTCATGCAACTCGTCGCCTATGGCGCCCAAGATGTCTATCTCACTGGTAACCCTAAGGTTACATTCTTCCAAGCGGTGTACAAGCGTCACACCAACTTCGCGATGGAAAACATCGAACAAACTGTCAACGGTACCGCGGCCAACTCAGGCCGGGTGTCCGTGACCATTGCCCGTAACGGTGATTTGGTCGGAGACATGCACCTCGAGCTTGAATCTGATGTTAACACCACTGTTACTTCTGACGCTACCTCCGACAACAACTGGGTTGCGGAGCGTGCGATCAACAACGTCGAACTGTCGATCGGTGGACAGCGCATTGACAAGCACTACCAAAAGTGGTGGCGTTTGTACTCCGAGCTTTACTTGGACGAGTCCAAGAAGGCTAACTGGGCTAAGCTCACTACTGCCAAGGATGGCAAGACCGTCTACTTGCCTTTGATCTTCTTTTTCAACCGCAACCCAGGTCTCTATTTGCCATTGATAGCGCTTCAATACCACGAAGTACGCATCGATATTGACTGTGCGTCCGACATGGAAACTTACCTTAACAAGAACGTTTTCAAGGTCTGGGCCAACTACGTGTATTTGGACACCGAGGAGCGTCGTCGCTTCGCGCAAAAGGGTCACGAATACCTCATTGAGCAAGTTCAACACACTGGCTCCGACACCGTGACCTCCGCGGGTACCAAGCAAGTCCGCTTGTCTTACAACCACCCAGTCAAGGAATTGGTCTGGTGTTTCTCCAACACCCTCGCCCGTTCTTCTCTCTGGAACTTCACCTCCGCCAACAACGATTCCGAAATCGTTCTCGAGAACGACCCACGCGGCGGTGCGGCCTCCAACTGCTACGTCCCAGTCGGCGTTGCGGGTGGTGTCCCACTCTTTGATGCGGAGTCCTCTACCGCGGATTACACCGAAGAAGCTGCTGGTCCATTGAGCACCTTCAAGCTCGTCCTCAACGGCCAAGATCGTTTCAAGGAACAAAAGGGTAAGTACTTCAACCAACTTCAAGCGTACAACCACCACACTGGTTCCCCATACCCAGGTGTGTACAGTTACAGTTTCGCCTTAAAACCAGAAGAACATCAACCAACAGGGACATGTAACTTCTCCCGCATCGATAACGCTCAAGTCGCCGTTACTATGAACTCTTCCGATGCTACTACCATGCATATGTTCGCGACCAACTACAACGTCCTCCGCATCCAATCCGGTATGGGTGGCCTCGCGTTCTCCAACTAAGCTAATTACCGCTTAAGTATGTATAATCTAGTCGCGTTTTAAAAAATATAAACACAAGTATTAAGATACAAACAAATATCTTAATATCTGTCCTTTGATCTCAGCGATGAAGAACAACAGAGGAAATGTTTTCATTATACAAATCTTCAACTGCTCCCAGCCCGTGAAAATCTCGCGAAAAATAACAAAATAATCTCCACGTAATTTAAAACACAATGACCGAAAGAGATAACAAGACAAAAACTATCGCAATCTGGGTCCCAGTCTCAATTCTCCTCTTGGGTATTGCGACTACCACCTACATGATTTCCCGTAACGGTAAATCTGGGTATGCTAAATTAAAGTAAACACGCGTCATATGAATATAACAAATGCAGGACATTTACACGGATGGTAGTTGCATCGGTAATCCGGGACCGGGAGGGTGGGGTGTTGTAGGGCCAGGAATGAGAGTTTCGGGTGGACAGGACAATACTACAAACAACGCCATGGAACTGACTGCAGCCGTTAAGGCACTCGAACAATGCATCGCTCGCAACATTCTTGAGATAACACTATTCACGGATAGTACCTATGTCAGGAATGGTATAACTTCATGGATTAAAAATTGGAAAAGAAATGACTGGCGTATAAAATCGGGCGAACCGGTTAAGAACAAAGAGTTGTGGATTCAGATTGATACACTTATACAGAGAATGAATCTGGTTGAGTGGCGTTGGGTAAAGGCGCATAATGGACATCCACAGAATGAACTAGTGGACTCTATCGCGTATCAGGAAGCGTTGGAAATTAAAAATGCTAAATCTGCGGGTAAAGCGACAACGACGCGAGCGTTGAGTCTCAAAAGCAACAAATTTTACGGTGTCGTTAAAGGTCATGTTCCGGGTATATACACTACATGGGACGAAGCTAAAGAACAGGTTCACGGATATAAGGATGCGATGTATAAATCTTTTAAGACTGAAGCGGAAGCTAAAGAATATATGAATACACCGCCGCCAAACGATCGTATATACCTGGATGTACCCTACCAAGAAAAGGACGTTGTAAAATCCCAGGGTGCCAGGTGGGATCCAGGTAAAAAGAAATGGTGGGTGCGTGATATCACCCCGGAGCTTGAAAAATATGTCTGTGTAAAATAATGGGTGACACTCAGGTAAGTGAAGACCCCCCGGCACCGTGGTGCGCGGCACAGGAAAGGCTTCTTAAATCGTGGGCGGAGCGGGCGGCGGGTTATCGATGGTTACATAATCATTCCCGTCTCCACTATAAAAGACAAAATGACCACCTGTCATATCCAAGTATAGTGATAGCGAGTGTCACGGGTGTTGGGGGTTTTGCTGTTCTCAATCCAAGTGGAAATGAAGACCTGGACAATTCCACGAGAGCTAAAATTATGATTGTCCAATACTTTTTTGCATTCCTGAATGTAATTGGTGGTATCTTGACGAGTATTTCAAAATTTAGTCAGAGTTCCACATTAGCTCAGAGTCACTCACAGATGTGCGTTCAGTATTCCAAGTATTATAGAAATATAGACATGGAATTATCTCTTGATCCTTGCCGTCGCGTTTGTGTTATAGAGTTTGTGAGAAAATGCCGCGAAGAGTATGATCGACTTCTCGATGACGCCCCCGATATCCCTTCTATATCTATCGAAGCGTTCAATTTAGAATTTCCAGAAAAGGTGAACAAACCTGACGTGTGTAACGGTCTCAGTATTATAGTGAGCGACGAGACCTCTTCAGAACTCGCGTCAAAGAGAGCCGTGACAAGGTGGCTCAGTGCTATAGCCGGTATAAGACGAAAAAGTAGAGATGATCTAGGTAGAGATGATCTAGGTAAAGTTGAATCACTCTAGCATTTTAATAAAAATGGTATAAAAGCCTGACACAATTATAACTAAATGAACATTGGAATACTCACGGCTGGTGGTGTCTGCCCGGGTGTCAATACTATTGTTCGCTCTATTACCCTTCGTGAAAAAAGTCAGGGTAATAAAGTCCATGGTTTCCGCAGTGGATTTAGAGGTATCAATGAAAATGTTAAAGAGTATTTTGATCAGGCATACATTGATGATGGCCCAGTTTCACTATTAAAAACATCGTATGACTACGTTGATATTGATAGAGCAGTTGAGAATATTTCCGGACTTGATCGTCTCTATTGTATATGTGGAAATGGCACTATGAAGTCTGCGCGGGATTTAGCCCTCGATGACCGAGTGGATACAAATATCATTGGTATTGCTAAAACAATCTACAATGATATACCGGGTATACAATCCATTGGTTTCCAGACAGCTGTCCAAGAACTCGCGAAATATATTGATTGTGCGTACATTGAAGCGACTTCCACAAACTCTATTGTTTTCTTAGAAGTGCCCGGAGTAAATAACAGTGATTTGGTAACACACGCTGGTTTCGCGAGAAATTCAAAGATAACGAATGTTATTCTACCAGAAACACATAGTGATTATAGAACTTCTATTGAATACAGTTACGCAAAGCGTGGATATGCGGTTGTCATTATTTCTGAAGTATGCAACTACGACTATCTACTCACCAGTCTTTCTACACATTCTAAAGTCATCCAACCTGGTTACCTCATTGGTGCGGTTGAACCGTGTACATATGATTCAATTCTTGCAGAACGCATGGGTAGGGAGACTTTTGCTTATGTACAAAATCACAGGGACTTCATCAAGGGTGCGACAAGTATCATGCCGCTGAGGGATTATCTTCGTGTAGTGTAGGTGTGGGATGTATAGATCACTTTACGAAGATCCAAAGTTCGTGGGTGCCCAGATATCACCACCGGATCTAATTACAGTGATAATGGAGGATGGTATTGAATATTTTAATTCCAAGGTTCAATTTAGATCAGAAGCTACACTTGACAAACAAACTAAACAAGTTAAAGGTACG